AACCAGCGATAAAGTGTGAGCTCGTCAACTATCTGACCACGCAGGTTACGATGAGCATACGTCAGGCATGCAGGACGTTATCGCTGAGCAGGACGGTGTTTCGTTATCAACTGAATACACGACGTGATGAACCGGTGATCCAGAGGCTGACTGAGGCGGCTGAACGCTATCAACGCTATGGATTTAAGAAGCTTTTTCAGGTGCTGCGCAGGCAGGGACACGTCTGGAACCACAAGCGCGTGCATCGTATTTACTGTCTGCTAAAACTCAATTTTCGTCGTAAAGGTAAGCAACACCTGCCGGTGCGTAATCCGGCGCCGCTGGCCACGCCGGAAGCACTCAACCAAAGCTGGTCGATTGATTTTATGCACGACGCGCTGACATGTGGCCAACGTTTTCGGACTTTCAACGTCGTGGATGATTTTAACCGTGAAGCTCAGGTTATCGAAATTGACCTGAATTGATATCACTGGCGCTGGCACAATGGGCTGAAGACCAAGGTGTGATGCTGGAATTTATCAAGCCCGGCAAGCCTCTGATCCGAGCGGCTTAGATGGCACTCGCTACAATTGCACCCAAACCAACTTTGACACCGCATTGCCTTATCCTAAGTTGGACATGTGGTCTAAATTCCCTGATTTTCAAACGCGCATCCGTGATGCCATTGTGAAGCGTCAGGCACTCGATCGCATCATGATCGGCTTTAACGGCACGCATCGTGCGAAAACCTCTGATCACACTGTCAATATGCTCTTGCAAGACATCAACATTAGTTATCGGGCCAGTGTTACCGCACGGTTATCTCCCCGATGCTGATCCATCTGATTGACGCCATTCCTTGGCTGAATGGCGCATTAACTGAAGTCGCCGCTGGGAAAGTAGAAATCTTTATTAGCTGCCTAATCGGGCTGATTGGCTTACAGGCCATTCGTGAACTGGTATTCAAAGTCATCAACAAAAAGGCGGGAACCACTGATGCCAAACAATAAATTTATTTTCGGTAAGGCCAGTGAGAGCAATCTGATCGGCGTGCATCCTGATTTGGTCAAAGTCGTGCGCCGCGCGCTGGAAATCACCCCCATTGATTTTAAAGTGATTGAGGGTTGCCGTACAGTGGAGCGCCAGCGTGAACTGGTCAAAGACGGTGCCAGCCAGACCATGAACAGCCGCCATTTAACCGGCCATGCAGTCGATATCGTGCCGTTACCAAACGGTAAGGTGAGTTGGGAATGGAAGTATTTTTACCCCATGGCTGACGCCATGAAACAAGCCGCCGCTGAGTTGGGGATCGCCGTGGAATGGGGCGGTAACTGGACAACCTTTAAAGACGGCCCGCATTTTCAATTGCCCGCCCGTCAATATCCGGGCTAACCCATGTCAATTATCAATACAGCGCCACTGGCGTGGGCGGTTGCTGCCGTCTTATTGGTTGCCGGTGGCGTGCAAACTTACCGGCTGGCTGATGCTCAGCAAGTGGTGATTGACCGGCAAGCGGACGAAGTAGCCAGTAAGAACGGGCAACTTATCACCCTGGCACTGACCGCCAATGCCAACAACCAAGCACAGGCGCGATTACGCCAACAGGTTGCCAGTGCGGATCAGCTTTTGGCGCAGCGCAACAGTCAACTTAAGAGGTTATACCGTGAAAATGAAACCTTACGCCGTTGGGCTGATACTCCCCTCCCTGATGATATTATCCGGCTGCGTCAGCGCCCCGCCCTCAATGGGGCCGCAGATTACCGTCAATGGCTGCCCGAAGGTCACAGCATGCCTGTTTCCGGCGGCCAATCCACAAACTAACGGCGATTTAAACGACGATATCGACCAATTAGAGGCGGCTTTACACGCTTGTGCCGCGCAGATTGATACTGTACTTATTTGCCAGCAAGAGGCCGCTTTCGATGCTAAAGCCTGATTCCTTGCGCGCCAATATCATGAAAGCCGTGCCGTACATCAGGAAAAGCCCCGATTGCTTGCATGTGTTTATCGACAACGGGGTCATTATTGCCACGCTCGCCCCGTCATTATCTTTTGAGTACCAGTACACCTTAAATCTGGTGATTACGGATTATGCCGATAATTTGGATTTGATCATTGTCCCTATCCTGCATTGGTTGCGCACAAATCAGCCGGATATCATGGCAAACCCCGATAAACGGCCAGATGGTTTCACTTTTGAGGTGGATTATCTGGATAACAAGCTGCGAGATATCAGTATTGATCTCAAGCTGACCGAGCGAACCATCGTGAAAGAGCAAGAGGGTGTATTCACCGTGACTCATCTGGATGAACCGGTGCCACCGGAATACTTTGTCAAAAGTTACAAGGTGAATGTTGACGGTGAAACTGTCGCGGAGTGGGCCGAGTGAATGACTTGCACGAATTAGACCAAACATTATCAATCTTGCTGGCGCAATTATCCCCACAGGCGCGCGGCGCATTTATGCGGCAGGTCTCTAAAGAACTGCGCCAGCGCCAACAAAAGCACATTCAGGCACAGCAAAATCCCGACGGCTCCCCCTTTGTCGCCCGCAAGAAAAAACGCCGCGATAAACAAGGCCGCATCAAACGCAAGATGTTTACCAAACTGCGCACCGCCCGTTTTATCAAAAGCGAATCTAACGCCGATGAGGCCGCAGTGACCTTTAGCGGTACGGTCAATAATTTGGCTAGGGTGCACCACTACGGCTTGCGGGATAAAGTCACAAAGAACGGGCCAACAGTGAAATATGAGCGCCGCCAGTTATTGGGCTTTACTGACGGCGATAGTGAATGGATTGGGGATCTGGCGTTGGAGTGGATTGGGAAGTAATTTTAAATGCTGGAGCTAGTTTCAGCATTTAGATCTAATCAATCAGATAAAACTATTTCGTTCCCATTTGTTATTGCGGTCTTGCCTGTTGTCCGCTCAATAAAAAATTTAAGTCTGTTGTAGTTGTTATTTAGATAGATACACTGGTTCAACTGTCTATTTCTTCGGAAGCCATCCACTAGGGTGCTTAAATTTTCCTCCGTAAGTTTTTTGATACTCTTATTCATACGATCGAATCGATGTTTGGCTTCATCAAAACTCTGAGATGCTATAAATGTAGAAATTAGTGCCTGTTGTACTCTTTCTGCTTTACCGATACTTTCAGCCAAAAGCATATTCAACAATTCGGCGTTATGCGTGGGATTGTTGAGACTTCCTTTAACCGCTTGTAAATGACTAATAAATCCAGCGGGATCCATCTTACCAACTTTTAGGCTTACAACTGGTTTATTTGCACCGAGAGCGTAGCCAACCTCTTGGCACGTCCAGATACTGTCATTGAAATCATCGGTTAGCAAAACCAACATCACTTCCATTGTCTTCAATCCATTAACAATCTCATTTCTCCACTCCTTAAGTGGTTCGATAGTTTCATGTGCTACAAAACAACTGAAACCATATTCCTCTAAAGAATTAGCCAGCTCTTGCGCTTCACGCTTATATTTGTCTCTGTGACTAATAAAAACTCGAATTAAGTTTGGCTTCCAGATAGATAACTCATCAGGATTCAGCGCCTCGTTGACTATTTCATTGATACTGATAGCTTGCTGATACTCAGGATCTATCTCAGAATTCAACTCTAAGGTTATAGAATCGATCCATTCATCATGTATTGATTTTGTCAAAATACTGAGGTCATCTTTAATTAAATTTGTATATTCCTCCTGTTGAGAAATATTGATATCTCTCAATATTTCCATCGGCAAAAAAAGAGAAATATCATGACCAACTGCATTATAACCAGGATCAAAATGGGAATCTTGACGAACAAATACTTTTGCAGAACTAAGAACTTTATAGATAACAGGTTCATTTACCTTGTATTGTTCCCGGATTCTTTGTAAGTATCCGGGAACTTTTGGGGGAATGCAGCTTGCCATGATGTCCCTCTTAGTGGCTTCTTTGAGTAAGCTTTGATTGGCTATTGAAAATAACGCCTAATAAATCACAGCATCCCATGAGTTTTAGCGTAATCGCGCAACGCTTCATTCATCTTAGTTTGCCACCCATCACCCTGCGCCCTATAGGCATCAACCACGTCATGATCAATTCGCAGCTTAACTGGCTCTTTCGGATTAGCCAGTTTTGGCCGACCACGCGTTTTTATCACCTTTTCTGCACCCTCTTTACCAAACAACTCGGTAAATACATCGGTGGCAGGGCGTGCACGGGCAAACTCTGCCTCGCCCCACTCGGGGTTATCTGCCATGTTCACTTTACTGATTTTTTTGTTCATATCGCTTTACCTCACGAGAATTGGCCTTACGCAGGCTGATAACATGCACCTTGCCGTTACGCGGTGTGAACACCAACATGTGTAACCGCTCTTCAATGTAGCCCAGTGCCTGAAAGCGCCGCTCTGGATATTCCTTTCGTAGATCCTCAACAATCAGCGCGGTAGTCACTTCAAAATCACGCGCCATCTCAAAGGACAATTTACGTTCAGCAATATTTTTTTCGTTTTTGGTTGGGTCGTAAGATATGTCCATATATTTAATGTACCCCCAATAAATGTATCAATGCAAGCATTATAGCAATCTTCGGCGCAGTATCATTTTCCTTGTGCCATCCCTCACACAAAACCCATCACATGCCCCGCGCGCCCGTAGGCGGCACACTGGCCGCATGAATATCCTTATTGCTGGCCTCAAACGCCTATTGGCTAACATTATCCGCATTGGCATCGTCTCAGACGTCGATCTTGCTAACGGATTGTGCCGGGTCAAAATCGGCAACCTCGAAACCGACTGGCTCAATTGGTTAACCCTGCGTGCCGGTCGGGTGCGTTTTTGGTCTGCGCCCTCCATAGGTGAGCAAGTCATGGTGCTCAGTATCGGCGGTGAACTCACC